CCTCTGCGGGCGTGGTGCAGTAGTGGGGAAGCTTATAGACCTTTCCTTTTCATGGAACAAGCCGCCAAAAAAGACGGCGGAGTCCATGCGTAAGGCCACTGTAGCCTTGCAAGAACGCATTAAGGCGATTGCCGACCGGGCCATTGTGGGCATGCGCGCCCACATGCTGCGCGCCATTAAGAAGCCCGGCGGTGGGCATAAGTACGAACGCGGGCCCGTGAAATTTAAAGCCCGCTCGACTATCACCGGGCGCAAGGTGTCCATGTCCCGCCTCTACTTTGGTGTCTGGATGATCCGGGGCGGTAAGCGTATCCCCGTTGCATTCTACCGCGGGGGCAGGCGCAACCTAAGCCGGTTCCACATCGCAAGCCGCCCGGGTGCTGCGCCTGCGACCGACACAGGCACCTTGGGTAATTCCGTCCAGGTTACGAGCCTCTACCAAAACGGGGGCAAGGACTCCCGGGTAGCGGTCAAAGCTAAATACGCGAAATGGCTGGAATTCGGCGCCACGCTCCGCCCCGCGCGGGGTTTGTGGGCCCGCTTCCGTGGCCGTGGTAAGCTTCGCGCCCGCCCATTCATCCGCCCGGCATTTAAGGCTGGCGTGTCGTGGGCCCGTGTGGAGATTCGCAAGCTAGGGAAGAAGAAGTAATATGGGCATACCGTCCGCCATCCTCAAGGCCGCCGTTGCCAAGCTCCAAGGGGACGCCGCGCTTACCGCCATTCTCGGGGCCGGGAAAGTATTTAACAACGTCCCACAGGATGCCGATAGTGCAAACCTCATGCCCTACCTTGTGGTCCGGGTACAGCCTACCGTGCCGTTTAATGACAAGGGCCGGAATGGGTGGACGGTGGAACTAGCCGTAGACGCCTACAGCGATGAGCACGGGGACCGGCAGGCCCTTGAAATCCTCCACCGTGTACGCCTAGTCTTCGATGGTCCGCGCCTAACCTTGGACACAGGCCGCGTGGTATGCTCGACCTTCCAAACCGCTAACGTGGTGGATGGGGACGGGCAGTACCGCACGGGCTCCGCGTCCTTCGTCCTGCTATGCGAAGAAACCTAGCCACCCCTCCCCACACTAAGGCCACACCATGAAAGCTTGCGGTAAAGCATTCCTACTCCAAATCGAAGACCCGGATAGCTCGGGCACGTTTATTGATGTCTCCGGGGTGCAGGCTAACAGCCTGACGCTTAACGATGAAGCCGTTGATGTGACCGACAAGGGGAGCGCGGATAACCGCGAATTGCTCCCGGGTTGCGGTCTGCGGTCCATGTCGATGAGCGCGAACGGCTTTGCTAACAATGGCGTAGGCTTTAAAAAGCTTCACGCTAAATTTATCGCCCGCCAGCATCCGCTGATGCGCGTAGTGTCCGAGCTTGGCGATATCTACCGCGGCACGTTCAAAATTACCAGCCTGGAGCGCGGAGGCGAAACCGGCAACGCCGAAACATTCTCCATTTCCATGGAGTCATCCGGAGCCATCACTTACACCCCGATGCCCTAACGGCTCGGGCAGCTTCCTAGAAAGGGGACAGCATGCCACCACTCGCCAACCGCGCCCGCGCGGACGTTGCTTTCTCGCACAATGGCAAGGACTACACCTTGCGCTTGGACTTCGACGCCCTGGAGAAATTATCCGGGGCCCTGTCGCGTTCCATTTTCACCATTGCCGCCTCCATCGCGGAGGGCGGATGCAAGCCGGGCGAAGTCCTGGCGATCATCCACGCCGGCCTAGGTGGCGGCGGGCACGACGTGAGCGAAGCCGACGCCAAGGCTATGGTGCTGGAGCTTGGGTTGCTCCGCGCCTTTAAGTTGGCCGCGGACGTGCTCCTAGTGGCCCTGGCGCCCGCGAAGGCGCAAGAATACCTCACCGAGGAAGCCGCCGCCGCTACGAAGGACGCCCCCGCGGGAAACGGGTAGGCGCCACGCCCGGGGATGATTTCCCCGCGTGGTCCTGGTTTGTGTCCGTGATGGTAATCAAGTACGGTCTGGACTTTGGCGCGGCTTGGAAAGTCACGCTCCCGGAGTATTATGCCTTGGCAGACGCCGAAGACGAACGCCGCCGCGGTGGGCAACCCCGCATAACGCGCCAGTGGTCGGACGACATCACCGCACGCATTAAAGCCAAGGCCGGGATATGACCCAAGTCGTAGACGAACTAATTCTAAAGGCTCGGGCCGACATCGCGGGCTTGCAAACCGCCATGGCTAAAATGTCGGACGTCATGGCCGCGGCGGGCGCTACCACCGCGTCCGCCATGGGGAAGACCGAGGCCGCGGCGGATAAAGCATCCGCCAGCGTGGACAAGGCCGGCAAGCGGTTAATCGCTTTCGGTGCCGCCTTCGTGGTGATTAAGAAGTCCCTTAACTACGTCACGCAGGCATTTAAGGATGTGACCAGCGGGGCCAATGAATTCTTGCCCGCCAGTACCCGCGCCAACCTTTTGGAATTCTCCAACACCCTGGAGAAGGCACAGAAGCAAGCCCGCGCCCTGGTGTTGGATGGCATTAATAATCTGGTGCCGGGCTTTAATCGTCTGATTGAAGTGTTCCGCGAAGTCACCGCGGACACGCAGCAATACACCCTCCTGACCGAGGGGCTGTCGTACGTCTTCACCATCCTAGCGGTAACCCTGTCCAAGGTGGTTAAGGTCTTCCGTATCCTTACGACGTCCATTGATTCCCTGGTGAAAACCGCCCAAGTGGCGTGGGAGGCTTTGTTAGGCGAGGGCTCGGACGAAGAAATCCTAAACCGCATCGACTCCCTAGTGGCGGGGATGGAAGAAAACAAAGAAAAGATCACCGGGCTCTTTTCCGAAGTAATCGACCCGAACGAATTTAGCCGGGCAATCTCCAAGACGTACGACGAAATCGACCGCATACGGAAAGCCAAGGCGGAGGAAAACACAGACGACGGACAGGCCAGCATCCAGCGGCGGACCCTCGCCGCCCTCCTGGAGCAATACAAAACCCACCTTAGAGCGGAGACTGATGCCCTCCGAGAACAGACCGCGCTTAAGCGTGCGATCCTGGCGGATAACTACGCCACGGAGTCCGCGCTTACCGTAGCCGTGGAGGCTGAAAAGGCGCGTATCCGCCAGCAACACGCGGACGAAGACTTGCAGCGGCAGGTACAACAGCGGGCTTTCTACGAGCAAAACTGGCAAGCCCAATATCAGCACACCCGCGGCATTCTTACCGATATGTCCGTCTTGATGGAATCTCACAGCAAACGGGCGTTTAAAATCGGCAAGGCCGCCGCCATTGCACAGGCTGTGGTTGATACCATATCGTCCGCCCAAAGTGCTTATAAAGCCATGTCCGGTATTCCCATTGTGGGTCCGGCCCTTGGCGCGGCGGCGGCCGCCGCGGCTATTGCTGCGGGCGCCGTTCGCGTCCAACAAATCAAGCGCACGCAATTTTCAGAAGGCGCCAGCGTGGGCGGGTCTAGCGGTGGCGCGGTCTCGACCCCGGGAACTGGCGGCGGCAGCACCAACGGGCCCGCCTCGCAGTCTAACGTTAACGTGACCCTGGTTGGTGAACGCGGTTATTCTGCCAACCAAATCCGCGGGCTCATGGGCGCAATTTCCCAGCAAGCCGGCGATAACGTCAAAATTAAGGTGAACTAATGGCCCTCACGATCCCGGAAGTCCTTTATAGTAACGCCATGCGTGAATATGCCTCGCCGCCCGTGTACGACGGGCCCGAGGTGGAGGGCATGGAGTCGCTAAATTCCTACGATTGGTTGGACTGGACACTCTTTCAGACCGAGGCTAACACCGAGTCCATTTTAATGTGGCAGGCCGCGGCGGGTCGCACCGTGGACGCCGCAGGGCTCTATATTGTGCCCTTCGATACGGATTTTTTAACAGACGAAGCCATCATAGGCTTGGCCATTATCGACGCCGCCATTATCGCACAGCCGCAGGGCTCTTGCACCATTTTCCTGGAGTACGCGCCAGCGGCGGTGGGGCCCTGGCTTACTGCCGCGTCCGAGGCTTTTAGCGGTACGCGCTCCCTGGCTTACACCACGTTTACCGCCCGCAGCACGTCCGCCTTTCCGTGGTGGCGGTGGCGCATCGTCAATAATGCTAACTCGCAAGTATTCATCCGTCAGCTTGCCGCGGGCGCGCGCATGCAGATGCCACAGGGCCAACACGTGGACCAGATTCGCCCGCACGTTCCGGACTCCATTATCCTATCCAACCCGGTTACCGTTAATGGCTCCATGCTCTTGCGCCAAAGCCGCCGCACCGAAAAGGCAACGGAGCTAATACAGAACCCCGTGGCCGCGGACTTCGTGGATGGTGCGTGGTCTACATTCCTGCGCCATGCCCGGCAGTACCCTTTCTTTTTTATGTGGAATTACGCGCAATTCCCGGCCCATGTTTGCTTTGCCGCCGCCACAGAATTTCCCGCCGCGCGCAACACCAACCCGCCGCCCTGGTGTGAGGTTCGTTTGCCCATGCGCCTTATCACCGAGTAAACAATGCCCATCACCGCGCGCCCACTCGTTCCGGTAATCCTGGCGGAAATCATCGCAGACTCTTGCGCCCGTGACTACGGATCGGCGCCATGCTCTGCCACGCACATTGCCGCGACAAACCACCTTC